CTGGCGAATTTATTACATTACACACTTCTTCAATTGATATTGATTTTGTGTTCACACATCAACCAGAAATTCTTACAAATGTTCTTTGGAATTTGTTGTCACTTCGTTATGGAATGAACAATACAGATTCTATGTGTTTTTTCCATTGGGTTGATTGTAATGCATCAAGTCCTGCACCAGCATTTCCTCCTACATTTTTCAGACAATTTGAGGCCATTGATAGGTGCAGTAAAATCTTTTTTCATTCTGATATGAGTTTGAAATATCTTATGTCAAATTTTGGAGGAAAGAAACCCCATGTTATTACACCAGATATAACAGAATTGGAGAAAAAGATTTCCAAGATGCCACTTAAAGCGAAACCACTTCCACAAACCAATGGTGAATATTGGAGCCCACCAAATGGAATAAAAGTAATTGCATTCAATCATCGATGGAATGAAACTACTGGTGCAAGACAACTTCATAAAATGATGGAAGGACTTCCAGAAGAATACCAAGTTCTTGTTACAGATGAGAAAGTTAAAAAACCATTGTCTGGATATTCACCAGTAGATGAAGGTGGAAAATTAGAAGAGTTGAAAGAAGATGATTCGGATTCTGTTTATGAGCCTGGTCGGTTTAAATATGCATACGAAGGAATCCCAAAATCACGACTTGGTTCTATGGAATTATATTCTGATTTTTTACGTGGTTCTTATGCATCGGTTGCATGGATTAAAGGTTATGCAACATGGAATTTGTCAGTACAAGATCCGATTCTGGTAGGAACGCCAACCTTAGTTTATGATACACCTATGATGAGAGAAGTTCTTGGTGATAATTATCCATTTTATTTTAAGACAAAAGATGATTTTCAAAGAATGATTCAAAACATGCCAAGTAGTTTTTCACATAACATACCGAAACACGATCATACGTTTCGGGAAAATTTAGTTCAGGCCATGATGAGTAGTTGGCAACATACTAAAATGAATAAAGAGGGATCGTTTTGTAAGCCATGGTTGTATTTTATTTTGAATGGTATGGAATATAAAAAAGATTTCCTTTTTCAAACACATCCGATTATGGTTGATGCACAAGGTGGAAATTCTTGGGAAACGATTCGTAGATGGTGTTTGCAATTTGGTTTGAAAGATGATCCAACTTCTCGCCATACTCGTTTGTTTATTCCAAATGAAGATATAAAAAACAAAGTGGAAAAATATTTAGAAGGTTTTGATGGTACTAAATATTCTATGAAAGAACACGAAGAATTTCATAGTGAATTAAATAAAAGTAATGTAAGATCAACCTTATCAGAGTTTATGTAATGAGCCCTTTTGACTTTGTAAATCAGATTAATCATGGTAAAATAAATTTAATGGATAAAACCCCCGAATTAGAAAGGGAGTATAAACAGTTCATTATAAATCGTGCATTGAGTTTTAATCACGATACGGTACTTTATTCAAACGAAATGAATGTCCAAAATCACCTAGATGCGAAACTTCAATTCGACTTTTTTCTAAATATAATCAGACCGAAGAAACGGTATGGAAAATGGTTGAAACGTGAAAACAATGGAGTTCTCGAATTGATCAAAGAATATTATAAGTGCAGTTATGCGAAAGCGAGAGAGTACTCTACTTTACTTGATGATTCGCAACTGGATATTATTAAACAAAAAGTTGATATAGGTGGTTTGAAAGGACAAAATGAGCGAAAACATAATTCAAGCGATGATTGAAGTAACACTAAAAGAGCCTGATGATTTTTTAAAGGTACGAGAAACCCTTACACGAATCGGGATTGCATCACGCAAAGAAAAAACTTTATTTCAGTCATGTCATATCCTGCACAAGCAGGGAAAATATTACATAGTACATTTTAAAGAGTTGTTTGCATTAGATGGCAAGACAACCAATTTTTCTGAAAATGATGAAGCGAGACGAAATACGATTGCCAATCTTCTTACAGAATGGGAATTGATTTCTCTTGTTGAACCAGATAAATCATCAGAACCTACAGTACCATTGAGCCAGTTAAAAATCCTGTCCTTTAAAGAAAAGGATGAATGGGAATTAACTCCAAAATATAATATTGGGAACAAAAGGGATTCTGATGAGAATGACGAGTGATTTACAATTTTATAAATTATTTTCAAGTGTAAAAGACCCTAAACGAGCCACAGAAGGTTCGGCATGTTTTGACTTGTACTCTTTTTTGCCAGACAACTCAGCGGTTTCGGTATACATAACCCATTCCGAAGAGTTGGAAATAAGAAATAGATTGGTACAAAATGAAAGAGTACAAGTTAATCCTAACGAGAGAGTTTTGATACCTACTGGAATAATTTTTGATATTCCAAATGGATATTCAATGAGATTATATCCAAGATCGGGCCTTGCATTGAAACAAGGATTAACCCTTGCCAATAATGTTGGGATTATAGATTCAGATTACGTGGAACCTGTTTTTGCGATGATAACTAATATCAGCGGAACAACGCAATACGTGAAACACAATGAACGTATTTGTCAGGCAGAACTTTTTAAAGATCATTTATGTGTATTAGAAGAAATAAATGAACCACCAGAAAGAAAAACCGATAGAGATGGTGGATTTGGATCAACTGGAAAGGAATAAATTTGGTCTATATTATCGAAAAATGGACAATTGCATCCGTTCAAGTAGTATATTATATTCCAGATTATTTACATATTGTCAATGAATTCGTATGGCAGACAGAAGACAAAGTACCAGAATTTCCACGCATAACTAAGTTTTTAGATTATTGGGACAAGAATATTGACGGCCCAATCAAAGAAGTGTATATTTACGATCAAGGCCAAAGTGAGGTCAGAGTAGTAGATAGAAAATTTAAATTGAATTAATATGAAAAGACCTAAATATAAATTGATAGTGAAAGATGCAGGAAGTTATGCAGAAGATTCACTACTGAAACTGTATTTTACAGTTTTAAGACATCGCTTTCATCACCTATGTAATGGTGATGGGTGGCGAGACTGAGGCTGACCATAGTGGTAGTCTCACAACCAATCTCAAGTCCTGTGCTATGGATTGAGATTTCTTCAACACCAACCTTGCTTATATAAGGAGGCATTATGGTAACATCACTAGCACATCACTCAAATTTTACCGCAGGCGATTTAGAACGATTCATGGGTCTTTCCATTGGATTCGATTCTATATTTAATCGTCTTGCAAATTTTCCACAACAACCAGAAGGCGGAGCATATCCACCTTACAATATCCGAAAAGAAGATGACTATAATTTTGTCATTGAGATTGCCCTTGCAGGGTTTTCGGAAAAAGATGTTGAAGTGGAACTTACGGAAAATGTTCTTCATATTCGCTCATTAGGCGAAAAAGGAAAACAAAATCTGGATACACCAGATTACGTTCATAGAGGAATTGCGAATCGCTCTTTCTCTCGTAAGTTTACTCTAGCCGATGACATTGTTGTCAGGGGTGCGGAGTTTGAAAATGGTCTTCTTAACATCACTTTGGAAAGAGTTGTTCCAGATGAAAAGAAACCACGTATCATTCCAATCACAAATCCAAATGTGATTGAACATAAAAAGAAGTAAGTACACCTCTTCCCCCTACTAATATATACTTTAGTAGGGGGTTTTTGTTTTAAATTATTAGTAGGAGAAAAATTATGTTACCACTTGCAGGAATGCTATTTAATGTGGTTGCTGGATTAGTAGTTGATAAAGCTCAAGATTTGGCAGAAGAACACGTTGAAAAGATGTTAAATGATATACTTCCAGACAACGCAAAAAAAGAATTAGATAAAATTATAAAAGGCGACAAATCTCATGTATTTGAGAATGCAAAAGATGCTCTTAAAGGTGCAGTAGAAGGTAAACTTCCTGTACAGATGAAAGATGGCAATGTTATGCCAATAGAGATGAAAGTTGTTTTAAAATTTGATCCGTCTACAGGGTCATTTGATATTAGAAAACAGTAAAGGAATATTATGGCAGAAACATACAATGGATATTTAACTAAGAATTTTTCATATCCAGAGATGATAAAAAGTTCCACCGCAGATCGGTTAGGAATTTCAAATGATGCTACTAGAGGACACGTTATTAATCTGGTAAATCTTTGTAATTTTATATTACAACCAGTTCGGAATGAGTTCGGGCCAATTCGTATCAATAGTGGGTATCGTTCCCCTGCACTAAATGCAAAAGTGGGCGGGTCTAAAACGAGTCAACATTGCAACGGAGAAGCAGCCGACTTTGAATCTTCACGAATATCAAATCCAGATCTTGCAGAATGGATTGCAAAACATCTGGATTTCGATCAGCTCATTTTAGAATTCTACGATGGTGTAAATCCTAATAGTGGATGGGTACATTGTTCTTATAAGAAAGATGGAACAAATCGTGGAATAACTCTAACAGCTCTAAGAGTTAAGGGAAAGACTACTTATAAAAAGGGTCTTCTCAGATAAAAAGGGGGGAGAATATGAAATATGTGTGGCTTATTTACTTACAATTTCTTTTAGTTGTGGGTCAATTCAACGCAAGAAAAAATTGGATTGACAAACACGTTTTAATATGTTATAATAAGTTAGATGAATTAAATGTTGATTATGTTAAGTTTCACGATTTTGATAAAAAGAATAAATGAGTTTTTATACAAATGTACACCGCCTGGGAAATAATATTTTATTCCGTGGCATCTCCAACGATGGCCAAAGATTTAAAGATCGTGTAGAGTATCAACCTACACTCTATATTCCTACCAAAGAAAAAACTAAATTTCGGACACTTGAAGGAAAACCAGTTGGAGAAATCCAACCTGGCAACATGAAAGAGTGTAGGGAATTTATTGCCAAATATAAAGAAGTAGACAACTTCAATATTTACGGCAATGATAAGTTTGAATTTTCTTTTATTGCAGAATACTTTCCAGAAGAACATATTGATTATGATTTCTCACAGATTCGTATTGCATATCTTGATATAGAAACCGGCTCTGAGAATGGGTTTCCAGACATCGAAACTGCAAATGAAGAAGTAACTGCCATTACAATTAAGATAGATAGAAAGTGTTATGTTTTCGGTAGAGGCGAATTCGTTCATGATAGAGAACATGTTTTCTATTTTCGTTTTGATAGTGAACGAGCCCTTTTGCAAAAGTTCTTTGAAATATGGGATAGAGAATCGCCAGATATCGTTACAGGGTGGAACATAGAGACATTTGATATTCCGTATCTTATTAATCGTGCAAAAAGATTGTTCGATGAGAAGAAGAATCCTTATCGGTTACTTTCGCCATGGAAAAGGGTTAGAGAGTATAAGATGTTTGGAATGGGAGGCCGGGAACTTCAAGCCTATGAAATAATGGGGGTAGAAACTCTTGATTATTTACAAATGTATCGTAAATTTACTTATACTAATCAAGAGTCATATCGACTTGACCATATTGCATTTGTAGAATTGGGAGAACGGAAACTTGATTATTCTGAACAGGGTTCCCTCCATCTTCTTTACAAAAATGATTATCAGAAGTTCATTGAATACAACATCAAAGATGTAGAATTAGTTGAAGAATTAGAAAGTAAATTAAAATTACTTGAAATGTTAGTTGCACTTGCATATCTTTGCAAGGTGAATTATGGAAATACATTTGGCCAAGTTCGGATGTGGGATACCTTAATTTTCAATAATCTTCTCAGGAAAAACATTGTTATTCCGCCAAAGAAACATTCCAGTAAATCCACTCAGTTTGAAGGTGCGTATGTGAAAGACCCTATTCTTGGAGCCCATGAATGGGTAGTGAATTTTGATTTGAACTCTTTGTATCCTCATTTGATAATGCAATATAATTTAAGTCCTGAAACATTGATTACAGATGAGTTACCTAAAGAATTACAAAAGATTAAAGATGACCGGCCGGGTGTGAATGGATTGCTCAATCAATCGCAATCATTGAATGATTTGGAAAAATATAATCTTACTTA